ACAGCTGGCTCTCTTAAGAATGGTCAGATTGTATGGGGACTTGCTAAGATGAAAGAGCAGTTCGCCCTCTTCAACGATGACGTTACAGAGCAGTATCTGCTGCTAGTTAACCCTCATAAGTTCGGTAGCGGTATTCATGTTCGTTCGACTCCTATTCGAGTGGTGTGTAATAATACGTTATCGTTCTCATTAGGAACGCACTCAGATGTTAAGTCTACTCAGAATCACCGTCAGGCGTTTGATGTAGATGCAATGAAGGATGCGATCGGTATCGCTAAAGAGAAGTTCGAGACTTATAAGGAAGCGGCTGAGTTTCTTTCTAAGAAGAAGTTCAATGTCGTTAGTCTTGAAGACTACTTTGCTAGCGTGTTCCCTGGCTACTCAGCTAAGAACGAGTCAGGTGAGAAGATCAAGCTGTCTCGAGCTGCAGAGCGAGCTCTTGAAGTAGTAGAGCATCAACCTGGTGCTGAGTTCGGAAAGGGTACTTGGTGGCAAGCTCTTAACGCTGTTACCTACTTAACTGATCACGAGCTGGGTCGTGACGCAGATTCAAGACTTCGATCTGCCTGGTTTGGCGTCAATAAGGATCGTAAGAACAACGCACTGCAGCTTGCAGTTGAAATGGCGGAGGCTGCATAATGGGTGACTACGTCTACAAGGTGACGGGTAAGACGAGAGTCTTACCCTGCGGCACCAAAGCTAACATCGCTGTGTTTGCATACAAGCCTTGGATTGAACGTATGTTTGATGATAGTGCTAAGAAGGTCAATAAGAAGCTCTACTACGAGACCGGATGCTACCGTGCTGACAAGTACGCGGAGAAGAATCCTAACTTTACAGGCTTCGTAACAATTCCCGCAGATGAGAATTGCTACAATGAGGAGTATGATATACCTATCCCGTTAGAGGGTACAGGTCATTTTAGGGACTCCTGGTACGATTATAAACTAAGTAAAATAATAGATAGAAAAAAGGAAACAAATGTATAATAAATTAATATTAACAGATTGCGATGGTGTGCTGCTCGATTGGGAGTACGCCTTCAACATCTGGATGACAGAGAAAGGTCATACACTGATAGAGCCTCTCTCCTACAACATTAATAAAAGGTATAATATACCAAAGGATAAGGCTAACTCGCTTGTTAAATTTTTTAATGAGTCGGCCTCAATAGGTTACTTGCCACCGCTTCGCGATGCAATGCACTATGTGAAAAAGCTTCATGAAGAATGTGGGTATATATTTAAGGTTATAACCTCGCTAAGTACGCAGCCTCATGCGGTTGATTTACGTAAGAAGAATCTCGCTAAGCTCTTTGGTACTGCAATAGATGATGTTGTGTGCCTCGACACTGGGGCGGACAAAGACGAAGCTTTAGAGCAATATAAAGACTCAGGTCTCTTATGGATTGAAGACAAGTATCAGAACGCTGAAGTAGGAGCTAAGCTCGGTTTAAACTCAATTATAGTTGAACACGGACACAATATGGACTATAATAGTAATATTCCGCTAGTAAAGAGCTGGCGAGAAATTTATGAGATGGTGAGAGGTTAAACTAATGGATGCAGTTAAGATTAGAAACGCTATTGAAGAGATATCTAACTCAATGGTACGCACGGATGCAGAGCGCGATCTTGTCAAAGAGATTATAAACAAGATCAATGAGGATGAAGGAATGGATAAACGAGTTCTTCGAAAGATGGCTCGGGCTTATCACAAGCAAAATTTCCATGATGAGTCAGCGCTGAATGATGAGTTCGAGACTGCGTTTACTAATATCATGCTCAAAGATTAACAGAGTTCAATGCACCCTTAGCTCAATTGGATAGAGCAACGCCCTTCTAAGGCGTAGGTTGATGGTTCGAGCCCATCAGGGTGTACCAATATAAATAAAAGAATTCGTTGAAATATATATTATGAATGTTGTTGATAGATATACAAGTTCGTTCGTTGGCGATAATTTTATTTTTATGAATGACGGTTATGTCGATTTAGACGACCATGGCTACCCTGTTGACAATTACATAAATCTATTACCAAAATATAGCAACTGGCGATATCAAGTTAATCTATACAGAAAAATGCTTGATGTCGCCAATGTTACACCTCACACATCAAAAGGAAATCTTGTAGATATCAGTTGTGGGAAAGGCGGGGGACTGTCTTTTTACAAAGACTACTATAATTTTGATAGTCTTGCTGGTGTTGACATTACCCCAATACATATTGAATTTTGCAATGATGTATATGACGATATAGATTTTTATTTGTCAAGCGCTACAAATTTACCTTTCTCTGATGAAAGTGTTGATATACTTACAACGGTAGAGGCGTGCTTATATTATGATCCGTTTGAGCAGTATGTTTCAGAATGCTACAGAGTACTTAAGCCTGGCGGACTATTAATACAGGCTGCACCGGGATTACCACCGTTATCTTATTATGAAGATTATTTTACTTGTGTAAGTGTATCTGATATTACCAAGAATGTAGCTACTTCATGCGCTATATCTAAACATAGATTTGTCAATATTAATGATATATACAGAAGTGTATTAGAGCAGGATGAAAAAAGATATCTAGATAACAGTAGCTTTTATAATATTGCTGTGTATCAAAAGATGTATAGTTGAATGTATTACAAATTTGTAATATTGTTGTAAAAGAATTCGATGAAGCATGTAATAGGAAGTCTGGACAGGGGTTCAAATCCCCTCGGCTCCACCAATAAGAGCACTCCTTCGATAAGCCGTACTATCCTAGGCTATGGTAGCCTCCTCTGACATAACCTTTGCAAGGGTTAGTTAGGGAGTGTTCTTTTTAATGGGGCTGATATGGATTCGACAGGCAACTGAAGGCATGTGGAGAATCGACTAACGCAGAAGGTCGTTAAACTAGAAGCAAAACTATAATCGCAGCTAATGACGATTACTATGGAGACGTGCGCCTAGCGGCGTAAACTTCATCGGGGTTCGGAGGAGCCTTGTTACCCAAGTCCTCCACACATCTAATGCTCGTCCGAGATAAATAACATCAGATCATTCCCCTTAAGAGGCTAAGCCATGAAGCGCTTATCGTTTCTTATTATGCTCCTGATGACTCCTATATTTTCAAACACATTACATGCACAAGCATCGGGTACCTGTACCTTGGGGACTCAGTACTGTGAAGGGTCTGCTGCGGATACTAATATCAGCTCAACGTCTACATCTACATCAACTGCTACAACCACTAATACTAATAATAACAGTAATAATAATGTTAATACCAATACGAGCACTAACACAAGCAGCAACACCAATGTAAGCACGAATACTAACAACAATACTAATGTCAATACCAATACTTCGGCTAACACAAATACTAATAGCAATACAAATACTAGTACATCTACAGCCACAAACACGAATGTGAATACCAACAACAATGTGATGAGCGGCGGTACTACAAACACAAATACTAACAACAATAATAATGTTAATACCAGTACTGCGACTAACGTGAACACAAACAGCAACACCAATGTTAACACCAGTACCTCGACTAACAAAAATACTAATATTAATACAAATGTCAACACTAGTACTTCGACTAATACAAATAACAACACCAGTGTTAGTACAGCGACAAATACAAATACCAACAACAATACTTCTACTAGCAACATTACAAATACAAATACATCGACCAGTAACAATGTAAACAGCAACACCAATGTAAGCACTAGTAATAATAACAATGTAAACACTAATACATCAGAATCAACTTCTGACAACACAAATAAAAATATTAACGAGTCAACATCGACCTCGGAAAGTGTATCTAACAGCACAAGTACGGTAACAACTGATAATACAAATAAAAACGAGAATGTAAATCAGAACATTAACCAGACACAATCAGAGCAGACAATAAATCAAAAGATTGAGTCTCCTCCTCCGTCCGCTATTGCTCCTTCTATTGGCAGTTCGTTTTCGCAAGACTTGTGTACTACAGGTATCAGCGGTGCTGTACAAACACAAATCTTTGGCTTCTCTGGTGGTAAGAGTATTACTGACACAAACTGTGAGCGTATCAAACTTGCTAAGACAATATACGATATGGGTATGCGTGTAGCTGCTGTATCGCTAATGTGTCAAGACGAGCGTGTATGGACTGCTATGAAGATGGCAGGCACTCCTTGTCCGTATCAAGGTATGATAGGTGACGAAGCAGGTGTTGCATGGGAAGAAAACTTAGAAGATGTGCCAGGTGTATCAGAAAGAGATGTTAAGAAAAAAAGAGTAACATCATCACCGAACAAGCCAAGATAATGAAGAAGCTACTTTTCAGCTTATTGTTATTCAGCGGAATTGCTTACGGGCAATATCCGTCTGTGCTTGTCGATCTTAGAAATGATCCTGATGCAACAGAGCTTCAGATAAATGATCTGCAACAGCAACAAGTGAATCTTGGATTTGATTTCCCACTATATGACCAGACCTTTAGTGATGTGTGGGTCACTTATACTGGTGTGATAAACTTTCAAGAAACTACGAATGGTGGCAGTTTCTGCTGTAATGGTAGAGACATGGATGACCCACAATTTCAGCAACAGGCTGCAAATGGTCAATATCAATATCTTAACTATTCAATTCTAGCTATGTGGACAGATCTTCATGTTGAATACAATGCTAATCCATGGTACAAGACTAATTCAACTAATGCTACATTTGGGTGGTACGACATACCTGAATTTGGCGGCACAACTAATCTTAACAGCTTTGAGGTAAAGATATTTGATAGCGGTGATATTAAGTTTAGATACGATGAAGTCGACATTCAAAATCACGCTGTAACTGTAGGTGTTACTGGTAATCTAGAACTTGGTGATTACGCTCAATTCAAGTTTAAATCCCAAGCTAATGGATGGCAATCAGATGTACCAAAGGTTTGGACATTCAATACTCTCACTGGTGTATTTGAAGATCAGTATGGCGACTTAACTAACTTTGGTGCGTATGTTCCTCCTGTGTTTGAAGATCCATGTGACATAGATCCTGATTCGTGTGGTATATTTGATCCTGTGAGTAGTTTTAATTCAGAATTTGATATACCAGGTGATAGCATCTACGATTTTATACCAGATACCATATTCTATACTCCAGACACATATACAGATCAAGATCAGTTTAACAATGATTATGCTGCAATGACACAAATGGCAGATGACTTTGGCATAGACGAATATTATGATAGCTTACCAGACTTTGACGCACAACAAGATGAATTCAATCAGCAATTTAAGGAACAGGGATATGTTGAACCAACAGGAGGATACGAAGAACCTCCCCTCTTCACCGAAGACGTGCAAGAGTTCTTTGAAGAAAACTTCCAAATGGAATCCTTTGATGACATACCAGGAGAGTTCGAAAACTTTCCGATGGCTGGACCCGCATTGGAAGAAGAATTTGTAGAAACATTTGAAGAGCTAGCTGAAGATATAGTTGATGTTGTCTTTGAAGAGGACATCTTTGAAGAAGAGTTCATAGAGGAGGCGCTTGCCGAGGATCTATTTGGCGAAGAAATTGCCCATGAAGAAGTTGTCACGAGTAAAAAAGAAGAAAATTTACCCATGTCCGATGATTCTGTCGATACAACGGACGTATTAAAAACAACATCTACTTCTGAAAGTGCTACAGCACAATTGAGTGCAGCTAGAAGAATAGATGCTGTTGATATTGCAATGAATCAGATACAAGCAAGCGCTGATTTAGTAGAGACTGCAATATCATCCAGCAATATTTTTGCAACAAGCTCAGTTTTTTCTGCATCCAGTGTCAATACAATAGAAACACAAGAGGCGCTTTCACAAGAAATAGAAACACAAGAAACTCTGTTGGAAGAAATAGAAACACAAGAGTTGTCCGAGTTTGGCGGCATTGCTGAGATAACAGAAGAAAGTATTATAGAAGACTTAATAGATCAAAACTCAGGTAGTGATAGTGGCGGCGGCATAGATTTCAGTATGGGAGACTCTGGTGATACAGGTCAAACATTCAGTGACGGTCAGTCCTCCTTCGGTGAGGATACTAGTTTTGACTTTAGCTTTGGCGGGCCATCGGTCGTATTTACAGCAACGACAATTGAATCTACTACTCAACAATCAGATACGCAAGAAGTCATAGACACATCTTCGTCCACGACTACAACAGTAGATCAAAACTTTGACAGTCAAACAGACCAGGCGTTCTCTAGTGGCGGTTCGATCAGCGATGCACTTACAGCAACAGCACCGCCTGACTTCTCTCGCTTCAATGTTGCACCACCGAGTCAACAAGAGCAGCAGACTACACAAAAGGCAGACGCTCAAGCAAACAATATGTCCGAAGAACAACTAGAACAAAACTTAGATGAGTTTGCCAGCAACATGCAAGACTCAGGTGGATTCACAGACCAAAGTCTAACAGTGTTCTTGATGGGTAGAAATAGCGCGTTCTCCCAGTACGCTGGACAGTTGCAAGATGTAAGTTTCTACACCGATAGGGGAATGCCTGGTGGCAATGTACAGAATGATCGTAACTCAATGTTAAGAATGATGGGTACAGATAATAAACATCAAGAGCTAATTAGCTTACAGTACGGGAGATAGAAATGGCCGAAGTAGAAATAGGAGAAATGAAAGTATCAGGTGGCAAAGCATTAATACTTATTCCATTGCTTGGTACTATCTTAGGTGGGTTGTGGGGAGGCTTTGAATTGTATCAGCGCCTGCTAGATGCTGAGCAAGCGGTTACTGAATATGTTGCTCCTGATATGTCTGGTATCAACCAGCAGCTAGCAGTGCAAGCAGAGACATTGATAGGGCTTCAAGAGGATGTAGATACTCAATTTAAGACTATAACTACTCTGCTCGATAATCTGCAAGAAGACGTAGATAGAATACGCGAAGACACAGATGAGACTGAATCGTTTGTTCGTACTATCGATGAGAACACTAATGAGACGCAGAGAGACCTTCGTAACGACGTTTACGCTATGGAGAACACCCTTAATGACCGTATGAGAGAAATCGACGAGCAACTAAGGGAGACAAGGGATGAGCTTGAGGATAAGATTGAGCGAATCTTAGATAACCCTCTTAACGATTCTGAGTAACAGCAATAAAGTTGATATTTTCATTTCTGTATATTATAATAAATGCAGTATGAGGATAAGATATGATAGACTTTATTAAGGCACTCTTTATTACAGTACTAAATTTCTTCTCACCAGTAGAAGATATAGCGATAGTAGAAGCTGCTCCTGAAACGGTGATTACTTCACCGGCTCAGGAGCTAGTGCTTGATGAGGAGCAGCTCACCTGCGCAGCTCTAAACATATACTACGAAGCTAGAAATCAATCCGAATTAGGACAGATTGCTGTATCGCAAGTAGTTTTCAACAGGGTAAAAGAAGATTTTTGGCCGAACAATATATGTGATGTTGTTAAGCAAGGCTCATACACTACCGGAAGAGTATCAAGACATCAATGTCAGTTCTCTTGGTACTGCGATGGTTTATCAGATAGACCGAAGGAGTTATCTACTTGGCAGAATGCGCTAGACGTAGCTCGTTATAGTTACTTTGCGTGGTCGTACGGGTATGATATTACAGAAGGCGCTACTAACTATCACTCCTCTAAAGTTAAACCTATATGGCGTAACGATAAAGGTATGTCATACGTAAAGTCTATCCACGATCATCATTTTTATTACTGGAATACAAAGGCAACAGTTGCCTCTAATGAAGATATCTATTATAATTAGCGTGTAGCGAAAAAAGGATATTACTATATGGTTGAACTAATGAATACGCAGACGTTCTCAGCTGAGATCGAAAATATTGTACGTCGAGGACGAAACGTCTCGTACATGGACGCAATACTGCATTACTGTGAAACAAACGAGATAGAGATTGAGACTGGTGCAAAGCTTATCAACTCTATTATTAAAAAGAAACTAGAAGCAGAAGCTTCTGAACTAAATTGTCTTAAAGAAAAATCCGCTCAGTTACCACTCTAATGAACATATACGAAGGTGCAGATGCTTATAGAACTTATCTAGCCATTCGAAATCATTTCAAAACAGATTACGACTTCTTTAAATATAATGGCAAGATGAAGGTATCTAACGATAGCTTTCTTAAGCGACGCGATAAGTTTTTCTTCGCGAAACTGGAAAGAAAGTATCGAAAGAATGAGCTAGTATACTTCTTTACCGCAAACTTTATTAAAGATGAAGGTATGTGGTCTGGATCCTTGGTTGGGTCTGAGTCAGAAAAGGTGTATCAAGAGTGGCTCAAGTATGCAGAAAGCTTAAAGTATAACTTCAGATTAGACTGTGAGAAGATACAGGATGATCTAGATTCAAAGAACCTCAAGTTCGACGATCTATTCACTATAAATAATAACAGCCATCCTATGCTTCTTTCTAAGTTGCTAGGTGGTCATATCTCTATTGAGACATTCTCAATTATGGATATTATATTATCCTTTACTACTAGATGGGATAAAACTATTGACGACTTTAGTTACGATAGTATTAAACGCAAGGTAGTAAAGTATAAGCCCTTTCTACATATCGACAAAGATGCATATAAAAAGATTATGAGAAAGGTATTTACCAGTTGATTTATTGTAGTAACTGGTCTATAATAACGTGCACATTATGATTATATTATTTGTTTTTGATATTGGATAAACTAACTATACAACGCATATACGGAGAAAGAAAATGACTGCATCATTCGCAGATCTAAAACGCGCTCGAAAAACCTCCCTTGAAACCCTAATCAGCGAAACTAACAAGCTGAATAGCCCCGGTGAGAATCAAGATCGCAACAGCGATAACTTCTGGAAACCTACTGTAGATAAAGCTGGTAATGGCTATGCTGTTATTCGCCTTCTGCCTGCTCCTGCCGGTGAAGATCTACCTTGGGTAAGGGTCTTTAACCATGGCTTCCAAGGACCCGGTGGATGGTATATCGAAGACTCTCTTACCACTCTTGGTAAGAAGGATCCCGTCTCAGAGCATAATTCAATGCTTTGGAACTCAGGTATCGAGTCTA